ATGAAGAAACATTTATTCCTTCTTCGGCTCTCGCCGGAAAAAGAAGGCCCCCGGACGGACAACGATTCGGATCGCTGCCGGCCGGGGGCCTTGCCGGACTATTCCGGACGGAGGGCTACCGCCTGAAACGGAACCATACGGCCGTGGCTGCCGCCGCTACGAGGCACAGCCCGATTCCATACCAAATCCACGGAGTGGCTTCCCGCTTCTTTTCGCTCACCTTTTCCTGTACCTCCGAATGACGGACCGCTTCCCCGGTCGTATCGGCGATACGTGTAAAGAGACTCTCGGCCTGCTCACTCCCTTGTTCCCGTGTGATCCGCCGGGTGACGGTCCGGACGTATTGTTTGCCCAGGCTGTCGGGAGGCGATAAGGCGAATTGCTCCGTCCACTGGTCCGTTCGATACTCCTTTTGCCGCTGCGTAGTCTCCCGGAGGCTGTCCCGCTTTTGTACCCTGACGGAATCCGTTCGGGAGGCGGTCGTCTGCCGTACCGTTTTACGGCTACCCGAGCAAGAGACAGCTAAGTAAGTCAGGAATCCTAAAAGGATAAAAAACATCGTCCGTTTCATTGGTATAAAACTTGACGGCGGTTATTCCCTTCCTGTTTCAGCGAAAGATGCAGGAAATGCCTCTTCCGGTAATAGATCGCCTGGTCGAATGGGAGGGAGGAATCCAGCAAACAGTCTAGCAACGCTTTCGGCTGCAACACATAGAGATCGGCCGCCTCGCCGAGCCGGTGCTGCGAGTTGGCAACACCTTTGACCAACCGGTTCAGCTCCTCGCAGCGGTAGCCGCTGGTGACTTGGATCGGGCCGCCGTACAGCCGGCGCAACGGGTCGAGCAATTTGCTTACCAGATGTCTCAGCGCTTCGACCGCACGGGGTGGCGGCGTATTATCTAATCCATGCTCAATCGCTACCCGGCTATAAGTAAACTCGCTTAACATGAAATAGCTTCCGAGCTGTTCCGGGTTCATCCTTTCTTTTCTATTTTTAATCTCCATCTTCGTTTATTTTACTTTTATCTTGTAAGAATAATCCACGCCGAACAATGCGCCGGAAAAGGTGCAGACCTCTCCGAATGCAACCAGCACGCTACTGTCGATCTCCCCCGTCGGGGGAACCCAGAATCCGAAAAAGACCAACGTAAGGCCGGCTACACAGAGTAGCACGTTTTACCCCTTAAAAAATAAAAACCACAAGCACTTACTAACCTGTTTTACAGAAATATAAGATTAATCATATCCCGATATAGCACCATGGAATGCTTTTAAAATACTTGCAATTACTTGCAAATTCTGTACATAACTGATATATTTGCGTCATTGAACTTGCAAAAAACTTGCAAAAATTATGACTATAAAAGTAATTGTAGACGCTCGCAGAGCTAATAAAGATGGTCTGTATCCTGTTAAATTGAGTTTCTCTAATCACGGGAAGACGGCACTTTCATCATTGGGTATTTATGTTGATCCGGATGAGTTTGATCCGGCAAACAACCTGCTATTACTATCTAATAAGGCCACCAAATTGGAAAATCAGAGGTCTAACATACGAATAAAAAACGATTTGACACGTGCGCAAAACCTGCTATTATCCTTGCAAGTTGAAGGTCGGGATAATATATCACCCGTCAAGTTCAAAAAGATGTTGGATAAAGGCGGAGACATAATGACTAACAGATCATTTAACGCATATTGTCGGGAAGTTATAACCAGGAAATCAGGAAGGACAAAGAGATCGTATCAATCGACGCTGAAGAAAATTGAACGTTATTTTGGGAAAAGCGTGTTCTTCGATGAAATAAATTATAAGTGGCTTGATTCGTTTGACAGAAAGATGAAAAACGAAGAGCTAAGAGATAAGGATGGTAATATAATTCGAGATGGATTAAGTACTAATGCCAGGTCGGTGCATTTAAAGGTTATCCAGTCCGTCTTTAATAGTGCGATCGATGAGGAACTTATCGGGCTTGAATTGTACCCTTTCCGAAGGTATAAAATAGTCCGGGAACTTACCAGGAAGAGGGCATTATCACTTCCAGAAATACAGTCCATTTTCGATTACTCCGGATCCGTTCAGGAAAATTGGGCTGTTGATGTGGCAAAGATCATTTTCTTTCTGATAGGTATCAATATAAAAGATCTATACTACCTGGAAGAATATCATTCTGGAAGAATATTTTACAAACGGGCGAAAACTGGCCGGATGTATGATATTAAGACAGAGCCGGAAGCGATCCGGATGATTGAAAAATATAAGGGGAAAAATAGAGTGTTTCGTTTTTCAGACGATTTCCTTGCGCACGGATCTTTTTCTAAAAAGGTCAACAAATACCTACGTTCGGTCGGGAAAAAGATGGGAATTCCCATGTTAACCACTTACGTATTTAGGCACACATGGGCTACGTTAGCGGCTGAATTGGATATACCGAAAGAAACCATCGCCGCCGCCCTTGGGCACTCTCAAAATGCAACCGTTACCGACGTTTATATCGACTTTAATAGAAAGAAGGTAGATGAGGCAAATCGGAGGGTTATAGACTATGCGTTAGGGTTATCAGATAAATAATCCATTAGGGCAAAAAACAAAGATCGGGGATTCGCTGATGTTGGAAGAGGAAACATTGAAATTTACCGACGATTTTGTTCAACAGTATCATTTAACCCGATTATCATCAATTTCGAGGGATACTAAATTCCACGTGTCGCTATTAGGTGACTGCCGTGAGACTGTAGCGAGGTAATCATTTCTAACCAATGCGCCGAAGAGATTTTGAGAATCAACATACGCCTTCACGATAAAAGTGTTTTCGGATGTGTTTTGTACTGTTATGTCTTGAAATGAAGGAAATTTAGCTGTAGCGGGAGTTTTTAAGAATCTTTTCACGAAATCTTGAGAAATATTATAAGCAGTATATTTTGATAACTCATTATTATGATCGTTATTATCATCGCCACTATACACGATAGCTAATATTACAAGAGAAAGACCAACCAATGCGATTATGCCGGTTTTTTTATTATCAGATAACTGTCCCATGTTTTTATATTTTAAAGAGTTAAAATATTTTTTTTGATACAACTATGATTTTATTTTCGTTTTAAAATTAATGATTACGCACTTGCGGAGTCCTTACCTTTTCTTTCTCCGAGACCGTGAAGCTCCCTGAGTATGCGATTTTCTCCCCTTAGCATGTTGATTTCGGCTTTGAGTTGTTCAATTTCCTCATTTGAGGATTTGTCTCCGTCCTTGCCGGAATATTTATCTACTGACTTAAGCATGTTCCCTTTACCGGTAATAAGCCATTCAAGACTCAAATCGGGATAAGCATTAGATATTTTAGCGAGATTTGGAGAACTAATGCCTCTTTTAATATTATTTACGGTCCCATTACTTATACCGCATATCTCTTCAAATTTGCCTTGGCCGATTTTTAGGTAATTTAAAAAGCTTGTAATCCTGTATTTTATATTATCGCTCATATTTTACAGATTTAATTCTGTATATTTATACTCGATTAATCACTTAAATTATTGCTATGACTGATAAAGAATATAACGAACTCAAAGAAACGTTAGAAAAAGGAATCTCTATAATTGGGCAAATAGTGTATTGTATGATAGCTTCATAATAAAGAATTGACTATAGATTGTACGATAATAGTAGCCACAGATCCGACAATGGCTCCTATTATTGTGCGTGTAAGCTCCCTCCTTTCTGATTTATGTAATAAGATTTCAAGTTCCCTTATCTTTTCATCTTTATTAGATTCGATTAGCTCCTGGATATTACTTAAATCAGGACTGCACATTGTTTTATGCAGTTCCTCTTGGTGTGAATAGAACGCATCGAGGCTGCTTTTAACGCTGCCTAAAATATCCCCTCTCTCATTTGAAGTATATCCCATAATGTTTAATAATAGTTAAAACACAGAATTATTTCTGCATTTATTTGTTTTGCAGAATTATTTCTGTAATATTTGCATCAGTAATAAACGAAACATAAAGATATAAAAATGGCTGTCGCGTATAAAACCGTGATTATCAAACCCTTTTTACATACGGCAAATATAGTGACGCCATTTTATATATCAAAACAAAAAGCGAAAAATAATATGGTAGAAGAATTAAAAAAAATGTCGCCGGGTGAATCGAAGTTATTCACTTATCAGGATGACGGGGAAGTGTATACGTTCCGGGCTGTTTGCCGGTATGTGGCAAGGCGGTACCACAAAAGGAAAATCAAATTCACTACAAAGGATTTTCCCGAGAAGAAGCAGTTATTAATCACAGCCAATAAGGTAAAAATGGAGAGGGCATGAAACGAACTATAAATAATCTTACCGTGAAAGAATGGTTTTCCGAAAGAGAAGCCGCCACATACACAGGTATGAGCGTTAAAGCCTTGCAGCGATTAAGGTATAACGGACGGGTTACATTCGGAGTAAAGAGAGACGGACGTTCGATCACATATCGAAAGAGAGACCTTGATGTTTTGATGGAAAAGAATTTCAGGTTTTATGCGGCTTCACCAATAGATGCTAATGAAGGGAGATTTAGGACATGAAGAAGGGTAATAGAGCAGTGTTTCGGATTGATGATTATTCTGCAATGAGAATAAACGAAATATCAAAAGAAACCGGAGTCTCTAAATCGGCCGTCATCAGGATGATGGTCGGTTTAGGTCTCGAAAGGGTAACCGATAAAGAAGGATATACGACAAATGATGGAAAACGCTACGCCTCGGAAGAGGCTAAACACCAACAAGAAAATACCTGCCTCAAAAAAGGTGGCGGAGATTTTATCTCGAAATTATCTCCTTCTTAAAAATAAACTGGAATGTACGCCTTGCGGGAATATACTATCAGAAAGCGATGAAGATCTATTTCATGATGTAATACTCCATTGTATACAAGATAGCAAATATAGAAAAATGGGCGAGAGGAAATTACTTAATGAATTTATTAAGAAATATCGAAGCTATCGAAAGAGTAAAATAAGAGACTCCATATTAATTAAAAGTGAACAATATGCCGACAATATTAAGAAAATCAAAGAAGAGGACGAATGACGGCCTACGAAAAGAGCGCATGGCCATATATAATACCGCTCACTGGCGAAAGTTAAGGGATTACAAGCTTAGAATATCTCCTCTTTGCGAAATGTGCTTGAAAGAAGGGCGGACAACGGCTGCGGAAGAGGTGCATCATATAGTATCATTCATGGAAACGACTAACCAGGATGTAAGAATACAGCTTGCCTTTGATGATGAGAATTTAATGTCTGTATGTAAAGTCTGTCACCAAAAAATGCACAATTCAAAATGAACAATAAATGTAAAATATGCGGCCAGCCGGCCCTGCATGGACGTGATCTTTGTTTAACATGCTTCCTTTCAGCCGCCAAGTCGGGAAAAGGGAAAAGGCACATCGGGCATGAAGAGGACGACATACAGAAAGCGTTCTTTCGCACCGCGCGTACATTATTTCCACGTCTTGGTCGTCTGTTGTTCGCCGTGCCGAATGGCGGAAAAAGGGACCGGATTGAAGCGGCCCGGATGATCGGCCTTGGCGTAAAAGCCGGCGTAGCAGATATCATATGCCTACTACCGAGCGATGGATATACCTGTCTATGTTTAGAAACTAAAACGCCGACGGGCACACAATCGGATGCGCAAAGGGAATTCCAAGAGCAAATAGAAAGGGTAGGCGGGAAATACATCCTCTTCCGCTCCGCCGCCGAAGGCATTCAGGTATTAGAAAGATACTTAAACAATAAACAACTATAAATTAAATCTTATGTACGTATTTGAGAATATCAATGATGGCCGGATTAAGATGATCGAGGCCACAAATAGAAGAGATGCAGATTTGCTTCTTACAAAAAGATTAGCGAATGGCTACCGGTTGACAGATGGTAATGTCAAGCAGGATCAGGCATCGGACTACGAATTTCGTTTCAGAATCTAAAATCCAAATTATGAAAAATATCATAGAAACAATATGGTTGGTACTCGGAGGATTCCTGCACTTATTTGGCATCGTGATTCTTATCGCATGGCTATTCAACTTATCGCTCATGCATCTATTGTTTATCGGCGGAGCTGCATCTATGTTGGGCCTGATGATGTTGAACGAAACAAAGAGGTAACGATGAGCAGGCAAAGGAATATTATCAACATAGAGCCGTCTGCATATTCGAAAGAAGAGAGCTTCATAACAGGTCCTTCTACCTGTCCTAAATGCTTTGGCCGTGGCGAATTCCTCCCGGATGAGATAGGCCCCGGGGAGTACAAAAGGAACCCATGCGGCTATTGTGAAGGTACCGGTAAACTCATTGCGCATATAACAATAACCTGGACGCCGGCAACAAAATAAATTACCATTTCTAATAACAAAATAAATTACATCAGTATGAAAACAATCGAATTAACTGTAAAGAACGTAAGAAAGGCTTTTAAAGAAGCAGATGAAAAAGGGCGGAAATTGTTAAGAAACTTATGCGGTGAGGATGTATTCTCCTCTTCTATCACTGACCGTGTACGAAGCTATGAGGATGCTTGTGAGGAATTAGATATTCCGGTACGCGAAAACTGGGAAGGTCTCGAAAAAGACTAAATAAGTTATGCAGAATTGGTTTGAATGCAGAATCTCGTATGAAAAAATGATCGAAAACGGGACACAAAAGAAAGTGGCGGAAGCCTACCTGGTAGATGCTCTATCCTTCACAGAAGCAGAGGCGCGTATTATTGAGGCAATACGTCCTTACATATCCGGAGAATTTACGGTGAAAGGAATCCGGCGATACAATGTATCCGAGCTAATTTATGATGAGATGGGTATAAGTCAAATAGATGCGGAAGCGCAAAAGCTATCTGGAATAAACCGTAACGCATCCGGAGATCCGGACAAATATTATAGGGCGAAAATAAATTTTATAACCCTGGATGAGAAATCGGGAAGGGAGAAGAGATTAGCAAGCTATTATCTTATTCAGGCGTGCTCGGTAAATGCTGCGCATGATATACTTGTCGAATACATGAAAGGAACTATGTCCGATTATGAGATCGTAAACCTCGATGAAACAAAGATCATAGACATATTTCCGTACAGCAAAGAGAGTGACGCGGAAGAGAGCGAAATGATCTAATTATAAATAAATTATTTATTAACCAGAATGCCGGGCGTAAAGGACGCCTGTAGGGAGAATGCCCCTGTTCGATTTTATTAGTGATAGATTATTGGCAGCCGGGAATAGACCGGCACATGGGCGGGTAGACATTAGAGCCAGCGCACATAGGCGCATAGGGGTTGGAATCCCCTCCCGCTCACAAATTAGTATTAACCAAATCGGCGCCGGTTAAAACTCAATTTCAATGACAACAAAAGAGAAGTATATTAATTTTCTTAAGTCTAAAATGGCAATTAGTCAGCAGACTGGGTTTGACGTCTCTATAGATGAAATGACACCGGGATTATACCCGCATGTAAAAGCGTCTGTGCAATGGGCTATAAAAGGAGGTTGCCGGGCCGTATTTTCGTCTTTCGGATTGCATAAAACAAATACGCAGCTCGAAATAGAGAGGATTATCGTGAAGAATAAAGGAGGCAAGGGCCTGATCGTTTGTCCCAAAAAGGTGATAGCCGAATTTGAGCAACAAGCAAAAAAACACATCGGAATTGATGTCACCTATGTACGTAATATGCAAGAGGTAATGAATTGCACGACGGATATTATGATCACTAATTACGAGCGTGTACGGGATGGTGCGGACGGGGTGCGAATAGATCCTTCTTATTTCAAAGTAACCTCATTGGATGAGGCTTCCGTTTTGCGTGGATATGGAACAAAGACCTATCAGACGTTTCTGGATTACTTCAAAGACGTGGAGTATAAGTTTGTCGCAACCGCAACGCCGGCACCTAATAGGTATAAGGAGTTAATTCACTACGCCGGCTATCTGGGGGTAATGGATACCGGGCAGGCATTAACGCGTTTCTTTGACAGGGATAGCACAAAGGCTAATAACTTGACTCTGAAAAAATCCCAGGAAGCGCAGTTCTGGATATGGATGTCTACCTGGGCGCTGGTTATTACAAAACCTTCCGATCTCGGATTTTCAGACGAAGGCTTTAGTCTGCCGGAGTTGGAATACGTGGAAGAGGTCGTAGATGTAGACAATTCGACTGCAGGAATAGACCGGGACGGACAGGTTAAGATGTATCGAGAATCGGCCTTATCATTATCCGATGCAGCAAAAGAGCGGCGGGATAGTCTTTCTCAAAAGATAGAACGTATATTGGAGATTATCAATCGTCCGGAAAATAAGGATGATCACTTCATTTTCTGGCATGACCAGGAAGCCGAACGACATGCACTTTGCAGGGCGATACCCGGATGTAAGGCTGTGTATGGTACACAGGATGAAAACGAAGCGGATGTTATTATAGACGAATTCCGACATGGAAAATTGAAGTACTTAGCTGCCAAGCCTGTGATGTTAGGAGAAGGAATCAATTTTCAGCATCACTGCCATAAAGCGATAATGTTTATCGATGACCGGTTCAATGATAAATTTCAAGCTATCCACCGGATTTATCGCTTTATGCAGAAATATAAAGTAACAATCTATTTCGTATATGCAGAATCCGAATCGGTCATATTCCAGCGATTTATGAATAAATGGGCGCAACATAACGAAATGATAGAAAGTTTAGCAAAGATCGTCCGGGAAAACGGACTCACATCTATTAATGCAGAGCAAAAGATGATGAGATGGATGTTTGCGCGGCGCGAGGTTCGGAAGGGTAAACTTTTCGAATCAGTCAATAATGACAATGTGCTTGAATGTCTTGATCGGCCGGATAACTCAATAGGGTTAATCGTAACATCCTGGCCATTTTCAAATCACTACGAATATACTCCGACTTTCAACGATTTCGGCTACAACTTAGATAATGACGATTTTTTCAAACAAATGGACTTCCTTACAAGGGAATGCTACCGGATGCTACAACCGGGCCGTGTGATGGCTGTGCATGTAAAAGACCGTGTATTATTCGGGAATGCGACCGGCGATGGGATGCCTACGATCGATCCGTTCCATGCACTTTGCATCTTTCACGGCATAAAACATAATTTCCGATTTTTCGGAATGATCACAGTTGATACGGATGTCGTCCGGGAGAACAATCAGACTTACCGGTTAGGATATACTGAGATGTGTAAGGACGGCTCAAAGATGGGTGTAGGTTGCCCGGAATACGTTCTACTCTTTCGTAAGCTTCCGTCGAGCACGTCGAAAGCTTATGCAGATATTCCCGTAACGCACGAAAAACACGGAGAATATTCACTTGCTCGCTGGCAGATCGATGCGCATGCGGATTGGAAATCATCTGGGGATACATTACTCGATAAATACGACTTTGCAGCTATGGAGATATCTCAAATAAGGTATTTATTTAGAAACTTTGAACGTGAGCATGTATACAATTTTGAAAGGCATGTCGAATTCGCAGAGTTTCTTGAAAGTAAGGACAAGCTACCGAAAAAGTTTATGGCCATCGATCCGGTTTCAAAAAAGCCTTGGATTTGGGATGATGTTACCCGGATGCGCACACTCAATACCAGGCAATCGCAAAAGAACCGTCAAAATCATATTTGCCCGCTTCAACTCGATATTGTTGAGAGGTTGATCGAGCGGTACTCGCATACGGGGGATGTAATATTCGATCCGTTCGGTGGCATCGGTACGGTTCCGTATTGTGCCATTAAAATGGGAAGAAAGGCGCTATCTATGGAGCTCAATTACGACTATTGGAAAGATGGTTTGATATATCAGATTGAAGCGGAAGAGGGAGTCTTGTCTCCTACTTTGTTTGACCTGTTAGAAGAGGCGTAAAGATGAAAAAGTTTAAAGACTTATCCAGGGAAGAAAAAATAGACGAGGCTCTAAATTACAGAGCATGGAGACACTATAGGAACATAAAAGCGAGATATCTAATAGCACTTAGGAACAATGATATAACGACATTAGAGTACTTTGAAAATATGGGAGGGCACTTTAGGCAAATAATTGAGAATACATATGAATTTGAGCGTGCGAAGCTTTGCGGATTCACCGAGCCGATATATGACGAATTCGATTGGGCGAGTTATCGTCTTGATATTGTAAAAGAGATAGAAGTATGTAAGTCGCGTATACGGATAGCAAAAACGCCGTCCGGCAAATTCGTTTGCGGAGTAGATCACAGTACCGGGAACGCCGGCGGCGGATGGTATCCAAGCATATATGACAAACTACATAATACAGAAAAAGAGGCCTGTGAATATGGGCTTGAGTACTTAAGGTCTGTTATGATTAATGGGATTGAAGCCGGCAAAACGGATTCATGCGGAAACTATAACAGTAAGTTAATAAACGATACGCTCCGGGAGATTAAAAAGCTAAGAAATCCATGTGTTCAATTAGAATTATTCTGATCGTATATGAAAAATAAAAATATAGAAATTCTTATACCTATTGAGGAATGGTACGAACTGAAAGCACTCGCAAAAGAAACGCGGGATATGGTATCTGGATTAGTTGAGGAAAAGAAGAAAGAGGTGCTATCTCCTAAAGAAGTCTGCGCCATGCTTCGCATCGGAAGGTCAACCTACCAACGCTACGTACAAAAGGGGGTAATAAAGGAGAATCATCCGGCTGGCAATGGCGGAAAGGCATACATATTAAAATCTGAAATTGAAAACCTTATAATGGAAGGTGAGTTATGACGAAAGAAGAATTAATAGATCTATGTAAGGAAGAGCGGAGCAGGATCCGTAAGCGCTCATACAGTAGGCCTTTAAAACGAAGGATATAATTAACATTTTAAAGCAAAGGTCATGAGAAACTATATTATTGAACTGATAAAATGCATTGTGAATGAGAAGAAGGAGCGAAAGCTACATCCTACTCACGCAATGCTGCACGAAATAAAAGAAAAGCTGCAATCTGATCTTTCAAAAGAGCTCGACGAAATGGAAAAGGAAGGTTTGATCGAAATAGGGCATACGATAAACAGCAAGTTTGTGAAAATACAATAACGTGATGATAGATCTGATCACCTTTCAAAAAATGGGGCTATCGACCAGTGAGATTAATCGAATAGCGTCTCATAACAAACTTCAGCTTAACTCAAAAGATGGGGCGGTTTGCTATGACAACGCAAAAACAAAGAATCTCGAGCAATCGAAGGGTGTATTCATACAGATCGAAACAAGCCAGAAGCTAAAAGTAGAATGTAGCCTACATAAGTATTATAATGAAATACGCTCTGGGTTACGAAACAACTACGACCTATTTACTATGCCGGCCGCGATGTCCGCCATAGGTTTGTTTTTGAAAGACAAAAAGCTGCCTGGTGATATGCGGGTATACAACTTTGAAATAGGATTAAACCTGAATATATCATCCAATTGCCGCACCTTTCTCGACAAAATAAGGAGCATAGGGCCTCCCGGTGACGAAAGGGAAATATATGTCAACCCTCATTATAAAGATGAGCGGGCAAAGACAACAGTATTTCACCGCCATACAAGGAAATATTTTAAAGTTTACGATAAGGTGTTCGAGGCGGAAGACAAGCGACGTACGGACGTCCCGGATCATCCCATACTAAGGATCGAAACCGCCTTTCGACGGGTTGAGAACCAAACGATAGAATCTTTCTTCTCGGCAGCAAATCTTTCCCGGCTGGTTGAGACGTTCTTCCGGGATTGGAGGCAGTTACATTTTATAAGAGACATACAAACTCCGCCAGGGACGGGACGGGCAAAACAGGCTATTTGCTTGCATATACTTTCATCATCCGTGGAAGATGTACTAAGGGAAGCAAGGGCGCGTCATAGGGCCGGTGCCCTGAAGGATTGGGAGTATAGGAACACAAGAGAGTTTGTGCAGCGTGACTGGCCCGTTTTGAAAAGTCAGATTGCAGCTATACAAAGCAGTGAGGAACAAGAATATAGACGCCTCTTGCAGTCGTATTACCAGCTATTGAAAATATGATGAAAACAACGTGTAGACAGAGAATAAAGAAGGATTGATAATCAACAAATTACAAAACATTATGCGTAAGGATGAATACAAAAGAACAAAGAAAACGTTTTGCCGGGCAGCTATATAGTTACCATACATAGCCAGGTTGCTTGTCGTATATTTCCCGATGAGGGAAAGCCGACAGGCTTTTAAAAAGGAAATCATTTAAATGTTAAACAATAAAAATATACAATGGAAAAAGATTATGGATTTAGGAATTTAGTACGTGAGATGAGGAAGTACCAGAAAGAATATTTTAAGTCAAGAGACAAGAATATTCTAAGTACTACGAAAAGGCTCGAAAGAGATGTGGATGAAGAATTAAGAGATAATAAACAGACAAATTATTTTGAAACAGAACAATTTTAATATGGCAATATTTGAAGAAAAAGCATACGGCGTACAATGCGACCGATGCGGAGAAACTTTTGAGGATCCTATTACTGGGTTTTCACTGTGGGCAGATAATCAGTCGCCGATGGAAGAGGCAGAAAAATACTCCTGGATAAAACACATAGGGAAATGCTACTGCCCTAATTGCTATGAATATGATCACAATGAGGAAATAAGAATAAAACAATCACTTAAACAACAATAATATGGCTAAAATTTATGTGGCGAGCAGTTGGAGAAATTTATTCCAGCCGGCCGTAGTTCAGACATTAAAATCTTATGGGCATGAAGTGTATGACTTCCGTAACCCTCCGAAAAGATCAGGGTTCGCCTGGTCGGACATAAATGATAATTGGCAAAGCTGGAGTACGAAAGAATTTGTTGCGGCGCTTAAGCATCCGATAGCGAAAGCCGGATTCAGTTCCGATTTTGAAGGGATGGATAATGCGGATATATGCGTAATGGTTCTGCCTTGCGGACGCTCAGCGAACGCGGAAGCCGGATGGATGAAAGGAAAAGGAAAGAAAGTATTTGTCTATTCTCCAATCCGACAGGAGCCGGAACTTATGTACAGGTTATTCGACGGAATAACAGATGACATTCAAGAATTAGAAGGGATGATAGAGGGGAGGGATAAGCGATGCGGAGATTGTGATGCGTTTTGCGAATGCGGTTTAACTGGCATAAAAGCAAACGAAATAGCATGTGAGTATTTCGACGACGAATCAATGAGCAGGCTAAAGAAATGAATAGAAAAAGATCTGCGATTGCAAAATATTTAGGAGATCCCCGATGTCCTGTATGCAGATGCCGGATGGTGGAGTCATCTCCGATGAACTGGACTTGCATGAATTGTAACTTAAGGGATAGGAGAGAGAAGGGGAAAGATTCGGTAATTAAACAAAGTTAACAATCCGTTTAACATTTAGGGATAGGGGGGGGGATTTTTTTAGGATAGAAGGCTCTGAAACCACATACCGCTCGACTTCACACACACGGCGGTTTTTCAAACTTTCAGAACAGTTAAAATATTAACATTTCGCATAAGTCAGAAAAGTGTCATACAAAATCGGTGGATTATAAGAAAAGTCTAACGTATGGCAAAAAGATTAAAATACAATATACCGGAATGGTTCGAACAGGAAACGAAAGAATGGATACAGATTATCATTCGAGGGAATAGAGATAAGCTGAAAGATATTGACCTGGGTGCCATTAACATATTAGCGACACAGTATAATTCGTATGTACTTGCGACTAAGGATATCGAGGACAATGGGGTAACATTTAAAAATTACCGTGGTGACATTATTCGTAACCCGGCGACATCAATAGCTAAGGATGCCAGTTCACAATGTTTCAATTTCATTAAGGAATATGGACTGACATTAAAAAGTAGGGACGGCATAAAACCGGAAGAAGGTAACGGGGAAGACGAATCGCCCCTTGGCAAATTCTTTAAGAGTGTAAAATGAAACCATACTTACAATACGCAAACGATGTTCAGGACGGAAAGATTGTCACCGGTAAGTTGATAAGGTTGTCCGTTAATAGGTTCTTTGACTTTCTTGATCGGGATGATTTAGAGTTCATGGGAGATAAGGTCGATAGGGTTATATCTTTTATTTCCTTATTGAAACATTATAAGGGCCGTCACAGTGGAAAATCTTTCGTACTGGAGCCTTGGCAACAATTCATCATAGCAAACATATACGGATTCTATTACAAAGAGAGCGGTAACCGCTTAACTCAAACGGTCTATATTGAGATGGCCAGGAAGAATGGGAAGTCTGCTTTGGCGGCTGCTCTCTGCTTGGAGGCTCTTATTGCGGACGGGGAGAGTGGAGCGGAAGTATATTTGGCCGCCAATTCAAAGGATCAGGTAAAATTGAGTTCATGGCCCCTTTGTTCGAATTTTGCAAAAGGGTTAGATCCAAAAGGGAAATTCCTCGATATTTACAGGGATACGATAAAATTTGACGCTACATTCAGTTGGTTGAAGGTACTTGCGGCGGATAGTACTAAGCTCGATGGCCCGGACGCCTATCTGTATTTACTTGATGAATACCATGCGGCAAAAACAAGTGAGGTTAAGAACGTATTAGAATCTTCACAGACATCGAGGGAAAACCCGCTTGGTATTATTATTACTACGGCCGGATTTGATAAGCTTGGCCCGTGTTATCAATTTCGTCAGATGTGTATTGAAGTATTGCAAGGGCTAAAGGAGGATGATACGTTATTCTCCGCTATCTATTGTTTGGATGAAGACGATGACTGGAAAGATGAAAAGACATGGGCAAAAAGCAATCCGAACTTGGGTATTACCGTAAGGATTGAAAAGATAAAGTCCGAAGTTAGGAAGGCGATAAACGCCCCTTCTGAGGAAGTTCCGGTAAGAACAAAAACAATCAATCAGTGGTGTGACAGTTCGGATACATGGATACCGGATCATTACATTATGGATGCATCGAAGAAAGTTAACTTAGATGAGTTCGTAGGCTGTGATTGCTATGGCGGAGTCGATCTTAGTTCAACAAGTGACCTTACGGCATTATCCCTAATGCTTATAAAAGGTGGTTTTTTATATTTCAAAACATTCTATTATTTACCGGAAGAAGCGCTGAAAGAAAAGAAATATGCGACGCTTTACGGCAGATGGCGCCATAACAAATCCATCACAATTACTCCAGGTAATGTTTGTGATTACGATTATATTTTGAAAGACTTAGTCACAAAAACAAAAGATTTAAATCTCATAAGTGTAGGATATGATAGCTGGAATGCGACGCAATTTGTCGTTAACGCCCAGGATGCCTATATGCCGATGCAGGAGTATTCGCAGGCCCTTGGATCATTCAATCGCCCGACGAAAGAATTTGAAAGGCGATGCTTGTCTAACAAGCTGATCATTGATGATAATGAGATTACCCGCTTTTGTTTCAAAAATGTGGTAATGAAGTATGATTACAACGGTAACTGCAAGCCATCTAAAGAGAGTGGGGACAATAAAATCGATGGGGTTATAGCGATGTTACAGGCTTTGGGTATTTATCTCCTTACTCCACATTACGATTTATCAATTTAAAAATATAGGATATGAATATTTTATCACGAATGGCAGATAGGGTTAGGGGTATTGTTCGGCGCAAAATGGTGCAATGGTCGTTAACCCTTCCATATTGGAGTAGGATCATTCCCTACTCGATGAATAAGGCATTAAAAATTAGTGCCGTATATAGGTGTATTGATGTAATTAGTGATAGCGTGGCACAATTACCTCTGATTCTTTACAAAGTTGATCCAAAGGGTTACAAAACCCCATACAGGCAACATTCAACCTATAATCTTTTACGGCTGGAGCCTTGTCAAGATATGAGCCGCTTTACTTTTTTCAAAGCATTAATGACAAGTGTATTGATAAAAGGTAATGGATATGCACTCATCGAACGTCGTCCCGACGGGGATGCGGATCAGATCATACTACTTAATCCGGATTGTGTAGATATAACTTGGATAAAGGACGAACAAGGTGTAGAAAGGAAGAGATACCGTGTGACGGGGATATCGCAATTAGTTGAGCCACATGATATGATCCATGTCTTAAATTTCACTTATGACGGAATAAGAGGAGTCAGCACGTTGGAACACGCAGCTTATTCTATGGAACTCGCTTATTATTCCGAATCGAATGCAAGTCAATTTTTTAAAAATGGCGGGGCGATAAGGGGATACCTTTCGACAGAGGCTGCAAAAGTGTCACCGACACAAAGGGATGAAATACGGGATTCATGGAAGGAAGGATTAGATAGCGAGAACGGTGTACAGTCAAAGATTCCCGTTTTAGGATCATCAGTAAAGTATAACCCATTGCAGGTCTCCCCGGTCGAAAGCCAGCTACTGGAGTCGAGGCAATACAATGTAATCGATATATGCCGGTTCTTCGGCGTATCGCCCGTAAAAGCATTCGATCTATCGAAGTCAAATTATAATACCGTCGAGGCTACACAGTTAGCATTTCTTACCGACACGTTGGCCCCTATTCTTGAAAAGATAGAGAATGAATTTACTATAAAACTTTATACGCATGCGGAGCAATCGCAGATAGAATTGAAGTTCAATACGGCTGCCATACTTCGGGCCGACAAAACGGCGCAAGCGAATTATTATAGATTCTTAATAAGCAGTGGAGTGTATACACCCAACGAAGTTAGACGGGAATTGGATGAAGAACCACTTCCTTTTGGTGATCATGCGTTCATTCAATCCAATATGGCGACGATGGAAGAAGTGGCTACCAGGAAGAAAAAAGAGGCCACGCAAAAATAATTTTCAATTTGTCATACATTTTTGGTGGATATATATAAAGGCATTGATATGAATGAAACGAATAAAGAAGTCAGGGCGATAGACAGTCCGGTAGAGGTGAGGCCCGAAAGCCGGACGATAGAAGGATATGCTATCCTTTTCAATTCCCCTTCTAATCCGCTGGGATATAGCGGGGACTGGAAAGAAATAATAGAGCCTGCTGCACTGGATGGGGTTATTGAACGATCCGATGTATTATGCACGGTTAATCATTGGGAGAATAATGGAGTATTGGCAAGATCGAAAAAGGGTAAGGGTACGCTTACTCTTACGATTGACGAGAGAGGTCTTAAATATTCCTTTGAGGCCCCAAATACTACATTAGGAAATGATGTGCTTGAGATGATAAAAAGGGGTGATTTATCCAGTTCGTCTTTCTGTTTTTCTGTGGACGTAGAGGAATGGAAAAGAGAAGGTGAAAATTATACCAGGTATATCAAAAAGGTAAAAGAGCTATACGATGTATCGCCGGTTTACCGGCCCGCATACGAAGATACGACAGTAGCCGTCCGGTCACTTGATAAAATCAAAAAGGAGGGCGAAGATTCAGAAAAAGAGTTAAGAATTTATTTTTCACAGTTAAACAAAATGTATTAAGATGGCAAAAGAAACAAGTTTGCAGGAATTGCGTAGTGAATTGGCACAGCTCGAAACACGGCGAGAAGAGATTAAGACTAACGTTCAAAAGGAAGCAAGAAAATTGAACGACGAAGAAACAAAGGAACTGGACGAAAATGTCCGGCGATCTAACGAGATCATCCTTGAAATCAATAGGCGAAATTTACTCAATGTAACGGAACCCACGAAAGTAGAGCCGAAAAATATAAGTAAGTTTTCAGTAAGAAAGGCTATCCTTGATGTTGCAGAGAATAGAAGCTTTGATGAAGTAACAGAAAAAGCTAATAAAAGAGGACAGGCATCTCTGGCCACAATCGGAAATGGCCCGAAGGGACAATTGTCTATTCCTGTTATTACCGAACAGCGGGCATTGTTGAATGCCGGAACTCCTGCTGCTGGAGGGAATACAATAGAGACAGACCAACTGGGCATCCTTCTTCCGTTGACGGATCGCCTTGTCGCTGCCAAGGCGGGAGCAACGGTACTTACCGGCTTAACTAATAATATCACCGTCCCGAAATATAGCGGAACGAATGCTTTTTGGGAAGGAGAGAATATATCAGCGAAAGACGGGGCGGGTACAACAAGCCAAATCCCCTTGAAGCCGCTCCGCATTGCTGCTTTCGTGGAAATAAGTAAATTGTTGCTTACGCAGGATTCTGTAGGCATTGAAAGCCTTATCCGAAATAGCCTTGTGAATGCAGTCGCCATTAAGTTGGAACAAACGATTTTCGGCAAGCATGCGCATGCAGAGACTGTTCCGGACGGATTATTTACCACCTTGCCGGCTTCGCTGGGCGCCGTCTCTTGGGATTCCGTAGTAGGATTGGAAACATCGGTCGATACATCGAATGCCTTGAACGGCAATTTGGCATATATCACACATCCGGCGGTTATCGGCAAAATGAAAACTACCGTAAAAAAATCGGCTGGGGCATTGGGCTTTATTGCCGAATTGGACGGTAAGGTAAACGGATACAATGTGTATGCATCGAACGCCGTAGCGTCGGGGTTGCAGGAAGGAGAAGATGAGTATGGAATCGCATTCGGTAATTGGGCTGATCTTTTTATATGCCAGTGGGGAGCCTTGGATTTATCAATCAATCCTTATATAAAGGACATCGACGGAGTTATCCGTATCGTTGTAAATGCATACTTCAACTTTGTGAGAGTGCGTAACGAATCATTTGCAATTGCATCTGTAAAATAAAAATCATGGCAGCGGATACCGTATATACCACTTTGGAAGAAGCAAAGGATCATTTGATTGCAAATGATCCCGAATATACAGCGGATGATGGTCTGCTTATGGGGATTATCATTGATGCGGAATTGATTGTTTCTTCCGATTTGGGGCGCCCGTTATCTGATTTTGTGGATGGAAATGGAATGTTAGTAGGGCCCGTTCGCCGGGCTATACTGCTTATGATCGGACATCTTTATACGAATAGGGAACCGGTTGCATTTGCAAATGCAACCGAGATTCCCCTTTCTTATAAATACTTGATCGATTTGGAAAGAAACTATTACGGAGGGGATAAGGCATGATAGGTAGAAGGGCTTTTGGGTTTATAGAGGTTAACCGCCCGGTTAAGACTGATACGGATTATTCGGGAGATCGGGTAACGTACGAATTAGCCTTTAAGGCCAGGGCCGATATTCTCCATAAAGCGGGAAATAAGGTTATAGACTCCGGTGAAATATTCTCTTCCTATCAAGTAGTATTCGTTATTGGATATTGGTATAAGGATCGTATAAAAAGCGATATGCAAATTGTGTATGATGGTAAGACGTACGAAATAATGGACGTTAACCCGCAAAGAGCACAAAAACAAATTACAATAACGGCGGAGGTTATCAATGAGTAATACTGTAATAGTAGACGACAGGCAGATAAAGCACGCTTTATCCGAATTGAATAAAAAGGATCGGTTAAAAGCAGAAATATCAGCCTTGCGTTCATCCGCTAATATTTTGAGGCGCGAAACTATTCGGCAATTTGCGGAAAAGGCGAATCTCAAAGAAGGATATAAGCGTAATTTATTCGATCTCCGGAAGGGCGAAATTGTCACTAAAAGCGCAAAGATAGCAACTGTCGTTGTAGATAAGAGAGAGCCTTCCGCAAAGGTTCATATCCTTGGTGATTTTAGAGCGAAGTTCTTCGAGATGGGTACCAATAAAAGATACACAAAGGGGCATAGACTAACGGGAAAGTATTATAGGCTAAAGCCTGGAGGAAGAAAATACAGAGAACGAACCGGTAAGGGTGGTTATCGGGGGTACATTAGACCGGTGCATCCATTTAGGACGGCGCAGCAACTAACGGAAAGAAAGATTTTCGATAATATGAATAAACGTATTAATTCGGCTATACAGAGAGTTTGGAGGAAATATAGATGAACGCAGATGCTTTTGACATAGGAATCGCCGTAAAGAATATACTCACGGGTAATGCGAGCGTTTTGGCAAAGATAGATAAACGTATTTACGCCATCGCCGCCCCGGAGAATACTCCACTACCCTACGTTGTTTATAGCAGGAGATCGTTGGAGCCTGACTATTCTAAAGACGGAGACACGGGAGAATATACAGCATCCGTGCAACTTGATTGCTATGCAAAAACCTATGAAGAGAGCGTTGATTTGGCGAAGCTCGTTTTTCTATCATTGCAAGGGAAAAGGGGCGTTTTTAAAGGGAAGAATGTTTCAGAATCCCATTTGCAGAATGCTTCCGAAGAATATGCTTCTAACAATTCTTATGTACAAATTCTAAATTACGGATTTAAAATCGACAACTAATATTTTTAAAAATGGCAACAATAAAAGGAAAAGATTTAATGGTGTTCCGCACAGAAGGAGCGACAAAAAAAGCGTTCGCCGGAGCAACGAGTCACAGTTTAAGTGTTTCCCGGGCACTCCTTGACACGAAGAGTAAGGACAGCGGGAAATGGCCGGGCGGCGAACCTGGGGACATAGAATGGTCAATAACAACAGAATGCCTCTTTACCGAGGATAATTTTGCCGAATTAACGGAAGCTCTTATTTCGGGAGAATTGCTGGATCTTGTATTTGATCTAAAAGCCGAGGCGGACGGTGAGGTTCCTGTGGGCGGATGGACGCCAAAGGGAGGCGGCTGGACTGGCAAGGCATATATTACAGCGGTAGACGCTAATGCTCCGAATGGAGATAAAGCGAGCTATTCAGCGACCTTTACCGGAACCGGGGAATTAAGTAAAGTTGGAGGTGCGTAATGAAAATAAAGATAAGGGGAGTTGAATACGAATTACGGTATTCCCTCCGGGCTTTATTCATCTATGAACAGATAACCGGTAAGAGGTATGAGGAAGGTGATGCTTCTGTAAATGATTTCCTGCTGTTTTATAGCTATCTGCTGGCAAGCAATAAGAACTTTCCGCTTGATGATTTCGATGCGTTCATTGATGTTTGCGATGAGGATCCGACATTATATGCGACATTCGCAAAATGGATTACGTCAGAAATTCAGCGGGTTAATAAACTCTTCCCTGCGGATGACAGCAAAAAAAAAGCGAAGTAAGAATATCAGATATTTATTCGCTTTTGGTAATAGAGGGTGGCATGTCACCCTCTTATGTTCTTGACGAAATGTCTTCTTATGAAATAAGTCCTTTATTAGAAAGAATACTTTCAAAAAAGCAGGATATGTGGGAGCGTGCGAGATTTACCAGTTTGCCGATCGTACAGTCATTCTCGACGAAAAAAATAAAGCCGACGGATATAGCGATATTTCCCTGGGATAAACCAGATCCGGACGAAGTGGTATCCGATAAAGAAAAAGACAGGGTATTTAATAAAATGAAAAAATACATCAATGGATTTAGTAACAAGACTGATATTAAACAGCAGTAATTTTGATTCAAACATCAAAAAGACCGCTTACCAGATAGACAAATTCAAGTCGAATATTACAGGTATTGCAGCATCTGTCGGGAAGTTCACCGGAGGACTTGCGGCATTTGCCGGTATATCGATGACGCTGGGAGATGCCGTTCAGACGACTATTAAATTCGAAAAGACGCTATCCTCTTTAAAGGCGCTTACGCAGAGTAATGCGAAAGATATGGAATTCTTTAAAGACTCTGCTATCTCAATGTCAAAAACATCCACAAAGTCGGCAAACGAAATAGCCGAAGCCTTTCAGCTTATCGGAGGATCTTCCGATGAACTGTTGAAAAATAAGAAGGCATTGGTAGATGTAACGAATCAGGCTATCATATTATCGGAAGCTGCCGGCATAGATGTTCCTTCCGCCGCACAAGCGTTAATAGGGTCTATAAATCAGATGGGGGTGAGTGCGGATAAGGCCGCCGAATTTGTTAATATACTTGCTGCGGGCGCTGGTAATGGAGCCGCCGAAATACCCTACTTGAATGATGCGATATTTAAAGCGGGAGGTACGGCGTCGGCAACTGGCGTACAGTTTAATGAGTTGGTTGCAGCGATCGAAACAATGGCCCCTAAAATTACAGAGGCATCCACGGCCGGGCTTAATTTGAGAAATATATTTCTTACGCTCGAAAGATCAACCAATAAGAATCTAAGGCCTTCGGTCGTAGGATTCACAAAAGCACTTGACAACCTTGCGGCAAAACAACTGAATGTTACGAAGCTAACAGAGATGTTCGGTAAGGAAAATGTTACAGGTGCGCTCGCCTTGCTACAAAACATTAACATGTATCATGATATGATTGGGGCTGTTACAGGTACGAACATGGCACTTGAACAACAGGCTATCGTTAATGATAACGCTGATGCATCATTAAAAAAACTGAGCAATACATGGGATGCTTTCGTCTTACATAAAAGCGGGAATAACAGTCTATTCAGGGGCGCGATAGATTCAGCTACGGAATTTATATCAAAACTGGATGAAATAACAGATAGTAAGGCTTGGAATTTTATATCATCCGGACTGGGGCAGATTGCTCACTGGACCTTTAACTCATCTATCTTTGATATTAAAGATGCGGCATTAGATAAGTATGATGACCTACAAAGGTATTTGAAGGGTATAAATAAAGAATCTCAAAGACTTGAAAATTCACCATTGTTTAAGGGGTTCGATTATAATAATTTAGGGATGAGCTTGCCTTTTTCAACTCAACCATATGTCGCACCGGCGCCGGGCGTGAAAACAGAAAAAAAAGTTGTTGCCGGAGGCGGAGAAGGTGAAGGTGAAGAGAGGGCGGTTAAAAATTCATTGAAATGGTATGATCAGGAGATCGCTAAGCTTCAAAAGAAATTTGAGAACACGGCGGACGCAGGATTGCGAGCGGGGTTCTTATCTGCAAAGACGGAGCTAAATGATAAAAAACTAACTCTCGAATTAGATCTATTACCTGTAGGATCTACGGAAAGATTAGAAAAACAAATATCTATACAGCGGAATAAATTAAGCTTAGCGACGAGCGATCAAAGCCGGGCGCAAATATCGAAAACGATTAAGGATATGGAGACGGAACTAAAGATGTTTCGTGCAAGGCAGGAGGGGGTACCGCTTATTATAACTCCGCAATTAAACATGGTAAACCTTTGGGCTCAATATAAAGAATTTATCGATAAACAGAAAAGCGGACGGGTTAAAGAAGATATTGATTCGGATAAACTGGGAGGATCGGATATAACGAAGTTTATCCCGAAAACTGAAATAACAAAGAATAATGATTATGAGGAATCATTAAGCAATATCACGTCCGCAATGCAGACACTATCGAACGTGACGGATTCATCTGCCGTTAGTTGGCTCTCATGGGGGGCATCATTGGCGTCTTCGGTATCCGCTGCCATTCCGGCATTAAAGTCTTTGTTTGCAGCACAAGCGGCAGTTGCGGTAGCTGAATCAGCTAAATCGGCGGCAGCAGTTCCATTTGTTGGATGGATAAATGCGATAGCGGCCGTTGCGGCTTTATCTGCAGCTTTTCTTTCTATGCCGAAATTTGCTACCGGAGGAATGCCGGACGCAATGAAAGGCGGGACGGTAGGCGGTGGGTATTACGTTGGAGACAAATTGGCGGTTCGTGTAAATAGCGGTGAGATGATTCTCAATAAGGGCCAGCAATCACGCTTATTTAATATTCTGAACGGGAGCGGAAGCGTATTACGCACTCCAAGCCGCCAGGAACTTGTTTCCCGTATTGAGGGTACGGATCTGGTATTGATGATTAAGAATGTCGAAAAAAAGAATGGGAGGATTTAATGTACGGACTAATATACACAATTCCCTTTAAAGATTTGAACAATACTCAATACCTTATTGAAGTATTACAAGATGGATACTCTGGGGGGTCAGAAGAATTAAAACCATCGAGATCACCTTTTAATGTGAAATATAAGGATGACGATTTTATCTATACGCCTCTCCGGTTTTCGGGATCGACTATTTCAATTAAGGGGAATGATAGTTTAAATAGCCTTTTTTCAACAAAGCAAGGCGTGAAGGTTAATTTGAAAAAAGAGGGCGTTATCGTCTGGACTGGATTTGTCACGCCGGAGGTATATTCACAGGAATATAAGGTATATTTCATCTTTCAGATCGAATGTGTTTGCGCCCTATCGACACTTGAATATATCAAATTCGTAAAAGAGGCCGAAGTCGTTACCCTATTCGACCTTATAAAAAAAGCGGTGCTGCTTTCAAAAGGCGATTATTCAGGTATGTATATCCCGGCGACATATTCGGCAACATCCAATATTCTGAAAGAGCTTTCCGTTTCATCCTGGAATTTTATCGATGAGGACGGTGAAAGCATGACCTATAAAGAGATACTTGAAGAGATATGCAAGTTCTTTTGTTGGACAATGACAGAGAAAGACGGGTATATCTATTTTATCGATCCGGACTATATCAAAAAGGGACTTACGGAATACTTCTTTTATGATCCTTCTTTTTCAGAGAGCATCGTCACTCTTTCGACAGAAAAGCAGAATATACAAGTATTAGGTTCCGCCGGATCTGACCACACATTAGACATCATACCAGGCTTCAACAAAGTAAATGTCGTTTGCTCCGACTATGAAGTAGACGAAGAGAGCTTATACCCATCGATAGATGAAAATATTAACTTGGAGAATCTACTTGGAGAGATAAAAGAGGAAAATGGAAAATTCTATCAAAAGAAATATGGGCAAAATTCAGACTTTGAATTATTTCAATATCAAAAAACAGGCTCTACATTTATAAGGGCTAATATAAACTATCAGACTAAGAGGGCCGGATCCTTCTTTGTGAAAGCAACTGAGTGGGAAAAAGACAACCGGCCAAATTCTCTTAACTGGGAAACATGGGTCCAGGTGAAATTATACGATGGCACAGATACATCCATACTGCTTGATAGTTTCGCCGATAGTTCTTTTCCCATTCTTAAGACTACCATTCCGGCAAAAACATTACTATTTAACAATGAGCAAGTATTGTTTTTGAGTATGTCTCTTTGCTTTTCAGACAGGGAAGATGGATTCAGGATACAAAAAAATAAAGGAGACGTGGTAAATGACGATTCAGGAACGGAAAACTTTGATAAATGGTTTTATATCCCCATTCAGCTCCGTTGCGGTAATTATTATTACAATGGGGCGACATGGAATGCTACTCCGACAACTTACAAGTTATATACAGATATTACCCGTAAAACAAGGTTTACCTACGATTGGCTGAATACGAAGAACGATAATGATTTTATTCTCGATTTGGGCGATGAGTCTGGGCACATAATATATTTCAATAATCAAGCTATAATGGGAGATTTAGAGTTGACGTTATATTGCCCTAAAAATCTGCAATCAGTATACGAGCACAGGTATATTTTAATTAAAGACATAAGTCTAAGAAGCGTAAAGATATCGACAGAAAAAAACAAAAAAACAAAAAACGATACTTTGTATACGAATATCGTAAATGAAGAGTATATAAACGACCTTGACGACATTGAATTAAAACTAACATCATCGAATGGTTCCGGACTGTCATATTCGAAAGTAATAAAAGGTATGACAAATTCGGTGGATAAGTTATATAACCGGATCACTGATTCGGAATTGAAGCCGGAGGAGTTAATAATCGTTCGGGTAGTTAATCAGTACTACAATTCAAAAGTAAAGCTGACAACTACAAGAAAGCAGGGGATCATTCCATACCAGCTTGTAACGGATCAGTTTCAACCCGGTAAAGAGTTCCTGATGATCGGCGAAGAAATAGATTATATGTATGAAAGTTCAAAAGTTAGTTTAATAGAGTTGGTATAATGGACATTCTAAAGAAGAAAATATCACCCACGCCCCGCTCACGCTATCGGAAAGAAAGCGGTACGACAATCGTAACCGGAACAGGATCGATTTCATCCACCGGAACAGGATCAGGCGGAGGATCTATCGATGCGTCTCTTTCGATCAATCAGGGAGAGGGTATTTTAATTGAAAAGAATGTAACTCCATCAAAGTCTACTTATATAATTTCACACGGAAATACTTCTGATATAGAAAATGTTGCCCCCGCCGGCACGAAAGTAATTAATAGTTTAGCGTTTGATCAGTTCGGACACGTGACAGATATCGGAAGTATCGATATGGGTGAAGCCTTTGACGAACGATACCTGCGTAAGGATATCGATGATGAAGCATTTGGCATCATATCTTTCGACAAATCAATTAAAAGTACTGGGTTTGAGATTGGCGTAAATGGATGGCAGATCAACGAACAGGGACGCGGTTGGATGAAAGATTTACACGTCCGGGACTCTATTTATTCGGACGAAGGGGCAAATAGTTTTGCGCATGAAAACGGTTTTAAAATCTGGGCCGATGGCGGCGCCTGGATGAAGGATCTCTTCGTGAAGAAAGATGTAATGGTTCAGGGTGATCTCTCTTCGCCGTTTTTTGTCAGCGGATTCCCGGCCGGAATCGGTTGGGCGCTAACCTGGCGTGATGTGGTCAATGCAGCCGGAGTAGCAGCTAAGAAGGCTCATCTTGAAATTGATGACCTGACCGTACGTGGAATTCTACGTGTGTATGAAATGATCATATCGCAGTTGCTTGGTGAAAACGGTACGCACCTGACTACCGATATGATGAAAATCAAATCGGTAGACAAGGAAAATAAGATCATCTATCTTGATACTGAAGAGGGGACGTTGTATAATCCGTTTTGGACGGATGACATCCTGATGGTACAACGGTTTAACGGCATGCCGACTACTGAAAACGGGTACTACGTTACACGGCAGTATGAACTGGCGGTAGAAGAAACCCATATAGGCGATACGGATAGCGAGGGAAACCGCGTTGATTGGATCAAATACAAGAATTTTTCCGGTAACGAAGATGGCATAATAGAGCGCGATACGCTTGTGCGGGTAGATAACCTTACAAATCCCGACCGGAAAGGCGTCATCAAACAAACCTCAGTAGAAATAGGCAGTCCTTTCATGGATATTATATACGGGATGAAAACGGATCCGGAGAATGCAACCCGGACACGTGTCGGAAAGCTGGAGGGATTGATTACGTCTTACTGGGGGAGATTGCAAGATTACGGTATCATGTCCGACAATGTTTACCTGAAAGGGAAGTTCATGCTGCAGACGGGTGAAGACGTTGCCACACGCTTCGAGATTGTCGAAGGAAAATTGAATAGTGAGATATCCGCTCTTCGGGCTGAGATTTCTGATACAGACAATTGTTTGACAAATGCTTCTTTCGCTTCCGATTTGGATAAATGGGACACATCGAACGATGTTTCTTTTTTTACTGTAAACAATAAGTTCCTTTATTTCAATAATAATTTTTATTCCGATAAAAACCGGTTGGGAGTTATCGTAGCTGACGGCAGCCGGAGAGCGCTAAGGCTTAAGAGTAATTCAATTAAGCAACTTAATGCCAACTTGAAGAATAAGCCGGCGGGAAAGATAGAGTTGGAAGATGGAAGCCTGGTATGGCCATCGTTTTATATCTCATTCCGGTATAAAGTATTGAAATCAGGAACGCTAACGGTCGGTTTCTCCGGACAGGGTTTGTATCATACGGAGGAACTCGTGGAAAATACGACGTATGAGACCAAGGAATATTCCGGACGTTGGGATGGGACGGGAGACTTCTTCCTTTCTTTTACCGGTGACATACGAATTTATTCACTCGCAATGGCTTCCAATCCGCTGGAAGACTTCAAAGCGGAGTTCCTAACCCGGATATCTCAAACTGAAAGGGAAATATTACTTCATGCAGAGATGATACAGGAAGTCGGAAATCGGATGACAACAACGGAAGGAAATATCTCCGTGATGGCGGGTGATATAAATATCTGGGCAAGCCGGGTTACGGAGGTCGAGGGAAGGGTTACGGATACGGAATATTCGATTATTAACGTCATACCCGGACAGATCAGCGCAGTTAACACGCGTGTCGATAATGTCAATCAGACGATTGAGAATGCGGGATGGATCTCGGAAACAGATGCCGTTTACATATTCGCACAAAAAGGAGAGATAACGGGGGACAAAATCGTAGGTTATATTAATGTTCAGCCTGCTTCGATTAAGATCGCAGCAAAGAATATAAACCTGACCGGAGCGGTGACATTCAGCGCATTCGATGCAAGTTTACAAAGCACGGTTAATGGTAAGGCAAACAGCTCTTCACTCGGTTACCTCGCATATTACGACAAAGTCTATTCCGACATGCTTGGCAATGATGTTGTCAGTGAAATAAATAATAAAGCGAACAATTCTGCAGTGACAAGCATTAATACGGCTCTCAATACTTTGCAGCAGAACTTAGGCGATATGGCTTATAGAGATTATGTTGGAAAGGCTATGCTCGATTCGACAATTATAATCGGAGGGTTCATAGCTACTACCCTCATTAATGCAGATGCAATCGTTACAGGGGCTTTGGTCGCTAATCGGATACAAACTACAGATATAACCACCGGCCGGTTAACGGTTACACAAGGTGCAAAAATCGGGGCTTTCGAAATTAACTCTTACAACGGCCTGACATGGAAAGGTTACGACTATTTCGGCGGTACCGCCTTTTCCTTGGCACTCGGAACAAATCTATTAAATATGAGTACTTCGGGTGTTTCGGCTATAATCGGCGCGGCAAGCAGTACGGCTGAACGCTCAATGTGCGTTGCCGGAGTTGTCAGCGCTTTCGGAGTAGGAATCTATGGTTCTTCGGACGGATACGGCTCCAATGTACCGGGACAATTTACCGCTTGGGCCGGATTTTTCAGTGGGAATATTCGAACTACCGGAACGGCACAGATCGGAATAGTAGCCGCCCAACAGTATCGGGTCGTGACATCCTTTAATGCTGAAACGGGAGCCTATAGTTATTATGCAGGCATTGATGTTGATCCAGGGGACTACGATCTCGACGACATCCGGTTTAGGATACGGAAAGGAATTATTATTGGTGTAACGAACGATAGTGGAGGGGTCTTAAGAGGAGTTTAATTTTTAAAACAGAATAATATGAAAGTGAATTTTTCAAAAGTGGCAGTACAAATGACCGTCGAAGGGGAACCTCAGGTGGTCGACCTGCAAAAGGAAGCGGGGAATATAATCTATTCCCGCTCGGGAGATGTGGCAACGAGTGATTTTGGAAAGAAGATTTATTACAAAGGATCGGTCGAAGTACCCAAGGAACTGCTTTCCTCCTTGAGGGAACTGATACAACAGAGTAGCTGGATTTATCCGGTGAAAAAAGCATTGCTTGATTTGCTAACAGAAAACAAAAAAGAAAATGGAACTGACGAAACTAACGCAGACTGATTCATATCAGGCTCTCATTAATGAGGCGATAATGGTTACCCTCAATATCCGCAAGGATATGAAAAATGCACAAAAGTCCATTACCGGTAATATCACGAAAGCCAATGCCCGGACTCCAATCGGCTTTATTGGTACTACATCAGAGTTCAATCACAGCATTAGCATCTCGGTCGGATCGGAATTGACGGCCGAAGAGCGAGGGCTTATTTTCAGCAAGGGTTTTGAAATTCTGGAAACAGTTTTAAGCGAATAAGATGATACAGGAAGAGTTACAACAATTAGCCGCCGAGGTGGCAACCATTCTTGCAGCGAACAGCCAGGGAGTCGGCGAGGTTGAAGAAGCAACCTCGCTGGCCAACCTTGTGTCTCTTCCTGCAATCAGAAAGGTCGGAACGATAGAATCGGTAGTTGTGGCGCCCTTGCTGCTGCTGAAGGGCGCAGATGGAAAACAGATTCAACTTCAGTCAACCGATACCTATTGGCAATGGAGGTTAGAAGGCGAAGCATGGCAAGATCTTATTTCTATTGAAGAATTAAAGGGCCTTTCGGCATATGAGTTATGGTTGCAAGAAGAAGGCAACGAAGATAAGACTTACGAAGACTGGCTATCCTATCTCCGTCAACCTTCAGCAGACGCAAAAGCAGAATGGAACGACACTTATAAGCCTGACATTGATGATAAAGTTGCATTAATGGAAGAGCTAAATGCCCATCCGACGAAAGTAGGTCTGGATAATTACGTGTACGAATGGAGTTTAACTAAACATGCATATATAAAGACGGACATCTACGTAAAGGGTGATTTAGGCGTAGATATAGTCGATTCGCTTGAGGAGGCAACGGCCCAGGTAGCTTTTTTGGAAACAGAAGAGAAGCCGGATAGTATTTTAAACAATTGGATAAATAACTGGTCATGAAAAGAATCCGTAAAGGCAATAGCTTTAATATTCTCTATTCTGCCGTAACAAACGAGGGGGAGAAGATCGATCTACGCCAGGTAGAAGAATTGACCGTTAAGCTTGCGTATTGGAACGGGACAGTCGATGTGGATTATTCGTTCGTCGAAGAAAGTATTCAGGTTAACGTATCAGATAGTCTTGCTACAGGCGAACATCGTTTGTTTATAAGCTTTAAGTACGCCGGCTTCGATTTCGAGCGAGATCCAAAAGTGTTTAATATCGTTTCACACAGCGAAGATGAGCGCAATTCTTCCCAATGCAATGTAGAGATAATCTCTATTCCCGTCACCGACACGCTCGACGTCTCGAATCTGCATCTTATAAACCTGTCGGAAGAGGAGATATCTAAATTAAAAGAGCCGGCCACGCAGGCGGCCGAAGACGTAATGCGGCAAATGGGTGAAATATCTGCCGATTATATAGAATTGAAAGCTGACACAATAAGAGCCATTAATGATGCCGCCACCGCGACTCAAAACGCCAACGCCGCGGCACAGAACGCAAACGATGCCGCCGTTTTGGCAGAAGGAGCAGCCTCCGACGCAGAAGGCAAGGGAAACTATGCGAAACAGCAAGGAGATAATGCGAAGGAACAGGCAGAGCGAGCCGAAACGGCTGCCGATGCAATAACTGGAAATTGGATAAATAACTGGTAAACAAAAGAGATATGGAAAAAGATAGAATGTTTTTCTACAACGAGACTAATCCTCCCACGTCAGTAAGCCCGAACGGAACATACTACATAAAGAGGAAATACACGACGGAAATTTGGGTTAAGTTTAACAATCACATCGAGCTGATGTCTATTATCGATATAGCGAATATGGATAACTACTGGTATGGTATACGAAAGACAAAGGCGAATGATTCAAAACTTCCTACACGTGTGGGTTCCTTGCAAATGCATAAGGATCTTCCTGTGCAAAACGGTATATACCGTTACCTTGCCACTCCTAATGGAGATGTTAAGCTTGGAAATGAGGATTCAACGGTAGATGAAAACGGAAATACAGTTGCGATAGATGGTAGCAACGGGAATCTTTTGCTTCGTGTGCCGGACTTTTATCTTAAAGTGGTTGATACGGACGAATATACGGAATGGCGCATTTCCCCTTATGCTCTACCTGGTTTTGAACTTATTTCCGTGTTCGACATTGCTCCTACATTCTCTACTTACGATAATGTTAACAATAGGGCTGCGACTGTTTGTAGTCTTATATGGGATGAAAATGAAATCGCAAGGGATGCGAACGGATTCCCTATTGTGACGGCTAATGCCGCCCGTTTCCGGGGCGCAAACAACGCCTCCGACAGCGATGGAACGGCTAAATCAGGACTCGGAATGGCTCGAACAGCTATCGCATCGGCCGACATAATTAATAAATGTAAGGCAGTGGGTGCAGACTACAATAACAGCTCCGGATTAGCATATAATGCACTTGCGCTCCTCTACTATATCGAGTATTGCAATTTCGATATTCAGGAAACCTATAATCCTATTTTGGATTCTAACGGATACCATCAGGGAGGACTTGGTAATGGCACCGCAGTAAATGGTACAGAATGGCTTAATTTTAATGCCTATTATCCTTTTATTCCCTCTTTAGTTACGGCTAAAATAGGAAATAAGACAGGCCTTGTAAGTTACACTATAAAAAACTGGAAAAATACGGGTACGGGAGAAGCTCCGATATATGAAGACAAAGTAGTCAATGTGGCATCTTATCGTGGTTTTGAACTACCGTCTGAATATATCCTTTTAATATCATCCGATTATGCCGTATGGCATCAAACAGCCGACCAGGGAGGAAAATCCCTTTGCTATTTCTGTAAAGATATTAGTAAAATAGTTGTTCCGTCAGATAATCAGGCCACTGTTCCGGATGGATATGAACTTATCGCCGAGTTACCCCGTGTGGATGGATATATAAAAACTGTTTCCCCAAATATACACATGATGCCTACTTCCGTTGGTGGGGCCGCGAATAAGACTTACTGCGACTATTACTATTGTCCTACGGATGATGCATCACCTTCCTATGGCTGGTTCTCTACCCGTTTTGTTGGCAATGCGTCTTATGGGGCGTATGCCGGTTGGCGTTGTGCGTTTACGCATTATCGGTTTGCGTTTGCGTATGCGTTTCACGGGTTCCGCTTGTGCCGGGAAAAGCGAATAAGTGCTTAGGCGGCCAGCGGGCTGCACGGAAGAACATCGGAAAAACATTTTAAAAATGGCGATAAATGGAAAGATTGACTAAAAAGCTTTTTTCAACATTCAGGCCGAACATATTCGACTGGATAAACGATTATCAGGTGTTGTATAATCACAATATCGAGGAAGGTGTGCAGGAAGAAACAGAAGGTTTTTTTTATGATTCACTACTGGTTGACTATCCTGTTAACTCTAATACTATATTCAAAACGCTGATAGAGGAACTATATCCTGTATCGGTTGAGAATAAGCTACGTAATGACTATGAGGCTTCTGTGCTTGGTATAGTTACCGAGGAGAGGAAACAACCCTATTTGAATTTCCTGGCATTAAGAAAAAACACTCATGAAATGGTAGAACAAGACTGCATAGATAACGGCATAGCATTATGAAAAGGTTTGCTGACTTTGGAATACAGATGAAGATGGGGAGCAAGAAGAGCTTTGATTGCCCGGAGGTATCAATTTATTCTGTCCTTAACACAGAGATAGAAGTTGTAGACTTCGAAAAGGTGAATACATCTTTTGGGGAAGGACGGCATCTTGTGCTGTTTAGGCAAAAATGGACAACTTCAAAAGTTTTTTACATAATCGGCGCCTATCTCGAATGCGTTGGATGCTATCCCCGAAGATGGTTTCCCGTTTCTTGCAACGGTTAAACAGAGAGTATTCGGAAAATCAAAAACATTTTATTTGAATGAAATACTTTATACCATACTCTAAAAAAGAAGATGGATCCTACGAAAGGATGGATGGATTCATCGGAGAGCCGGGAAAATCCCCAGTCATCCGTGATAGCTCTGCATTAGGCTATAAAACTTGGTGGGTATATGACAATGACCTGAAGGATTATGTAGATACCGGCGTCAGGGTGGAGGCTATAGTAGCTATCGAAGATGGTACTATTCAATTCACCGGGGCGGCTTCGAGACAGAATCTTACATCCGGGGAAAAACTTTCAATTTCGCTCGGTAAGATTTGGAAGTGGTTTGCCGACCTCGGAAGCCTTGCGTTTAAGAGTGCTGTTGCGTGGGGTACAGACATAACGGGTATACCGTCTTGGATAGGATCGAGCAAGCCGTCTTATACGAAATCGGAAATAGGCTTAGGAAGTGTAGATAACACGTCCGATGCAAGCAAACCGATTTCAACCGCAGCCCAAACAGCCCTGAACGCAAAAGCTAACCTCGTAGACGGTAAGGTTCCGGCAAGCGAATTACCTTCCTATGTAGACGATGTATTAGAAGGAACTCTGTACTCCGAAACGGAGTTTAGAAATGTTCAAAACGTGGCCTACACGCCGGAATCAGGTAAAATCTATACTGACCTTACGACGAATCTACAATATAGGTGGTCTGGCAGCGTATACGTCGTTATCTCCCCGTCGTTGGCATTAGGGGAAACGAGTAACACGGCTTTTGCAGGAAATAGAGGAAAGGCGGTAGAGGACAGATTAGCCGGGATCGCTCAAGTTAACGGATCTTCAACTTTGGCTACTTCTGCGTGGGTGTTGAATACTACTTCAAATCTCTATGAAGCAACAATCTCTAATGCATCCATCAAATCAACATCTATAATCGACGCGGCAACGGCAGATGAATCTTACGATGCTGCTGCGGATGCACAGCTTTACCCTTCGATTGACGTATCGGCCGGATCATTCAAAGTGAAGGCTAAAAGCCAACCTACAGGAGATGTGATTATAAACTATTCAATTATAAACCTATGAGCGGATATTTAAGAGCGCCAGGCGGGGGCGGGTTGACAATAAACAAGGAAGAGGTTAGTATAACCCCGACTATCGACGTTACAAAGGGAGATATAGTATACCTTAAAAACGGTACGTACTCTAAATTGTATCTCGATAACTATGAGAGGCAATACCTTATAAAGAAGTCCGCAACCGCAAATACACAGACAACTGCATATTTGATCCTAACGGCAGACATAAGTACAAAGTTCCTTTTTCACGCTGAGAATAACATTGCGGATGATTCCGAAAGCAATTTATATGGGACAATAACAGGAAGCGTTAATTATTCAGCGGGAAAATTCGGACAAGGGGTATCGGCAGGTAGTTCAAGTTCATCTATTGATTTTGATTCTATAGGATCTGTCTTAAATCTTCCGTCGTGGAGCGAATTTGCAGTCGAGTGGTGGGAGAAAAGGTCTTCTACGGCAGACTCAGGGGGTGTTGTGTCTATAGCAGCGAATAAATCATCTACATTTTCGAGGTATGTCTTCGGACAAAGTTATAGCGGAACACTGTATTTCGTAATAAATGAAACAACTATCTCGATGGGGACAATCGAAGCAAATGACTGGAGGCATCTAAGGGTAACAAAATCAGGAAATACATATAAGACGTGGAAAAACGGGGTATTGGTAGCAACAACAACAAGTTCCGCCGCATTTACGCCTGTTGTTATGTGGCTTCTCAATACGACGAAGAACGCATCTGCATTTACTGGTCTTGTTATAGACGAATTGAGGATATCGGATGTGGTTCGGGATACGGACAATTTCGCGCCTCCATCCGGGCCATTCGGAAGATATAACTAATAACCGGGCATGTGCCCACAAATTTTTTAAATATGAAAACTAAAATTTTATTGTTTATCGCGATGTTATTCGCAAGTGTAACGTGCTTATTTGCACAAGTTGACTCAACGGCCGCAATCGGTTCCGATCCAGGATGGAATGTTTGGAATCTTATCTTTCCCGGGGACTTTTCCTCTTTTGCTTCTGTGACCGCTATTATAGCTGTTGCGATTACTCAAGTAGTCAAGTGGGTTGCTAAACTTACAGGAAAAGAAATTACGAAAGCAATTTACAAGATTCTGATTTCAATCGCCGTATCGGCCGTTTATCTTGTTTTCGGGTATTTAAGCGGAAAAGCCGTATTTCTTCAGGGGGCAGAATGGTATGAGATCGTACTGACTATTCTTGTTGCTGGATTAAGCGGATCCGGGGCCTTCGATCTATTAAAGAGTTTAGTGTCGAAAGAGGAGAAAGATACAAGCGTGGAAATTGGTGTTGTAAAATAAGGCAATTAGAGTTTAGGTTATCCAGAGGGGCGGTTACGGCCGTCCCTGTTTAAAAAGAAAAGAAGATGGATCGCATTTGGGAAATTATTAGCGGAATATTATTACTGGGAAACATACCTTGGTTTTTATACGTAAAAGCAGAAAGAAAAAAACATAACGCGGAAGCTAATCAGGCAGACGCGGAAGCGGAAAAAGTAAAGATAGACTTACAGCAAGATCAATACGATTATTTAACCGCGAAACTTACACAATACCAGAAGGAATACAGAGAGATACAAGAACAGTTTAATGCCGCGACGGATAAATACACAAAAGAACTTATTGCGATCCGAATCGAATTTTCGGATAAAATAAACGAAAAATGCAACGAAATAGCCGAGACAAAAAGCAAGGTTACTTTTTATAGAGGATTCCGGTGTTACAAATCCGATTGCAAGTTAAGGGATCAGGTGTACAAGAAAAAGGAAAAAGATGGCGACAACAAAATACCCGAGGGGATTACGGAACAATAACCCCGGAAACATCAGAATTAATTCAGACAAGTTTCAAGGCGAGGTTATCCCGTCAAAAGACAAAAGTTTCAAAACTTTTGTTTCGATGGCATACGGCTACCGGTCGATGTTCCGCATAATCAGGAACTATAAGCTGATATATAAGTTAAATACGCTCCGGGAATGGATATACCGGTGGGCCCCCCCGGAGGACAGTAATGATACAGAAGCTTATATTAAAAGTGTATCGAATAACGCGAAGGTTCGTCCGGACGTGGAAATCGATGTAAACAACGAAGATCTGATGTGCCGGATTATAGCTGCTATGTCGGGGGTTGAAAATGGAATACCGGCTGTTATGGGGGACGTAAGGGCCGGATGGAAACTTCTTACAATATAACGATTAATCTGTCAAGATTATTATTTTTCACCAGCTCCGTAGGTTCGTACCCTACGGAGTATTAAAAAATTGATATTATGACACAACAGGAGTTTGAAAAAGCATTCACCCGGCCGGCAAAGGTCTACCACAAAGGCAGGGAATATGAAGTAAATGCAGTTGATTTCGATCGAAAGCAAATCGGGCTGCTCGACGTAAATAGCGTAGACGGAACGAAATGGGTAGAAATTGAAAAGGTAGGGTTATGAAACAGGTATTCTACTTATTAGTGTCGCTCGCAATGTTTTCCGGATGCCGGTCGATTAAATATGTTCCGGTCGAAAGTGTGCGTACGGAATATAAGGATAAGATACAACGCGATAGCATTTATCAGCTCGACAGTGTACGTGTTTATCAACTCGGCGATACGGTGTACTTTAATAAGTATAAGTACATCTACCGCTATAATACTGTCCGGGATAGCGTCTATATACGCGATTCTATACAGGTTCCGTTCCCGGTAGAAAAAGAGCTAACCCGCTGGCAAAAAACGAAGATGGATTTCGGAGGCTGGGCGATGGGTGTTGCGTCCGGGTTGCTAATCATAGGGATAGGGTATATAGTTATTTGGCTAACGAAGAAATTAAAGAAATAGATATTAATACTAAGTAAAATTCTCAATCTGTTTGCCGCCTTTGTTCGTGAGAATAGAGGCGGTTTTTTATTGTTTTTTTCAAAAATAAATGGCTAAATGTTTTTATAATAACAAATATGTTATTACATTTGTAATGTCAAACAATTAAAGCTATTAAGAATGAAAAAAACAGAAAAGATCAGGAGGCAAGCAGAGAGGGATTTACTCTTTTACCTCCGTTACTTTAAAAAGTTTCCTCCGGATACGAGGGAAAGGTTTCAGAGAGAGATAGACCGGTTGATAGAGTTTCTCAAAGAATTAGAGTAAAAACAAGCCCCCTCGAAAGAGGGGGTATAAAACAAAAAAAAGGTATGGATAAGAAAATACAAGAATTAAAAGAACGTTTCCGGGTAGCAAAAACCGATAAGGAACTGGAAGAAATAGACAAAGAGATAGATTCACTATCAAGTAATAATAAGGTTGAATTTGCCGGCAAAATGTTGGATTCGATACAGGAAACAAATAAGGAACTAGAAGAAGCCATCTTGCGTGAAAAGCTAAAAGATATACTACCTGCGATATCGGTGTCACACCTCGCAAAAGAATATTTTCAAAAGTCTCCGCAATGGTTTTATCAGAGGCTAAATGGTAACATAGTAAACAATAAAAAAGCATCGTTTACGAGAGAAGAACTAGGCATATTAGCACATGCGCTAACAGATATTTCAGATAAGATAAAACAGTCGGTAGCTTTAGTTGTTTGACAGTAGCTTAGTTTCCGATTGTGCCCCGGCTTATTAGGTCGGGGCTTTTACTTGCAAAAAATTTGCAAATTGCAAATGAATATACTATATTATATTATGAAACAATTGTTTATATTCATTAATTAGGCTACACAGAGTAGCACGGCCATTATTAATTGGATGTTCATCCGTTTCATTTACACTGACTTTAGAGTTCCGGTTTGTCGTCTCCTTCTTCCGGATCCGTTTCCTCATCCGTCTGTAAAGAGAACTTGACGGTCTTCCGGGTCTCTTGTAAAGACCCAGACGGTGTGAAGACAATCTTCGGCTTGCGGAGCAGCGAAGTATCGAAATCCTTCTTTTCATCCACCCGGTCGCTACTTACGGAGAGGCGGAAATTACCGAAGGAATCGAACTGCACGATGCGTCCCTGCTTCAATTCATAATCCATCACGAAATTAAGGGAATCCAGGACCGCCTTGACATCGGCGCTGGAGATGGAACTTCTGGCTGAAATCAGTTGACATAAGGCAGCCAGATTGGTCTTGCCCTGACTGACGTTACGTGCCATTAACTTATACCCTGAATCCTTTACACCTGGTTTTGCGGGTGTCTTTACTAATTTAATAAACTGTGCCAT